TTGGAACACCAACTATGGCTCTATCATCTTGAATACTTCCAGGCTTTTCTAAACTGATAGTTACTCCTGGTATTGAAGTTCCTGCCGGTAAACTTATGCCACCCGACGGTGTTGCTGATAAAGCAGAGTTACCTAAGTTAATAGTTGTTCCGCTTAACCATAAATCTTTAAATCTGTTTGTTGAGCTACCAATGTCATATGCGATATTTTGATCTGGAATAATATTGCCTTTTACTGTACCATCTAAGTTAATACTGCTTTCTGTGCTGTCAATAATTCTAGTTGAATCGTCTCCATAGACAGATCCATAATGGTCTCCTGAACTATTACCAGTTAAGTATCCTGTAACATTTCCAGTTACATTACCAGTTAAGTCTCCTGTAACATTTCCAGTTACGTTGGCCTCAACTGGACCTACAATTTTGCCGGATACTCCATCTACTAACAGTGTACTATCATCAGCAAACACAGAACCTGTAATATCTTTGATCACTGAGCTAAGTTGGGCATCTAAGATAATTTGATCTGTTGCTGAATCTACTGTAACTGTTACGTTATTATGTCTATTATGATTAAATGCTGGCGCTGTTACATCTGTGATGTTTCCTGTGCCTGCGCCGATTAGCACGTATAATTCTGTAAAATTACTATTAATTTTTGTGAATGCGGTACGTAACGGATCGCCGTTATTTGCGTTTGCTCCTGTACCTAAATCAACTACTTGTTTTGTCATTATTGTTCACCCAGTGTCCGTATTTCTTTTAAATAAGCTCAGTAATAAGTATATTTAGCGTAGTGAACAATGATTGATAAAGAACCTTTTAAAGAACTAATACAGGATCTAAAAGAATCTGGCAAGTATCGTGTGTTCAACGACATACTGAGAGAAGCCGGCGAGTATCCACATGCTATTTGGTATGGTCCGTACAACATTAAAAAGATTGTTAATTGGTGTAGCAATGACTATTTAGGTATGGGTCAACACAAAGTCGTGCTTGATGCTATGCGAACAGCACTAGATCAAACAGGTGCTGGAAGTGGCGGCACAAGAAACATTGCTGGTACCAGTCATTATCATGTAGCACTCGAACACGAGCTCGCAAGTCTACATAATAAACAGCGCAGTTTATTATTTTCATCTGCCTATGTAGCAAATGAATGGACACTTATTGCTCTTTCACAGATAATCAAAGACATTGAGTTTGTGAGTGATTCTAAAAATCATGCTAGTTTAATACAAGGCATGCGTCATAGTCGTAGACCTAAGCATATCTTTGAACATAACAATATGGAATCACTAGAACAAGCTCTATCACAAGTAGAAGGTACACCCTGTATTGTTTTCGAAAGTGTCTACAGCATGGACGGTAGTGTTAGCAAGATAAAGGATATTATTAAACTAGCCAAAGAACATCATGCTATCACTTATATAGACGAAGTTCATGCTGTAGGATTATATGGCGAGCGTGGTGGGGGCTTTACAGAAAAACTAGGCGTACAAAACGATGTTGACATTATTAATGGGACACTAGGTAAAGCATTTGGTGTTCAAGGCGGATACATTGCGGCAGACGCAGAAGTAGTAGATGCTATTCGTAGTATCGCTTCTGGGTTTATTTTTACAACTTCAATGAGTCCTGTTACTTGTGCTGGTGCCCTTGCCGCTGTAAAATATCTAAAAGAACATGATGAGCTACGTTGGCAACATCAAGAACGTGCTTCACGACTAAAAGAAATGTTAGAAGATATTAATATTGAAGTACACACAGATAGTGAAACACATATTGTTCCTGTGATGGTACGTGATGCCAAACTGTGTAAACGCATGAGTGATATGTTACTAGATGACTATAACATCTATGTTCAAAGTATTAACTATCCTACTGTGGATGAAGGAACAGAACGTTTAAGAATTGCTCCTACTCCTTTACATACAGATGCTATGATGGGTGACCTAGTTGAGGCAATTAGAAAAGTTTTTAAACGATGCCAGAATCTTTAAACTTTAAAAGATATACAACATAATCTTTATCGTTAATCAATCCAGTAATTCTTATTTCGTATCCCCAACCGAAATCATCTGGATGTAAGTTCCATGTTAAATCATCAGCGTGTTTTTTAGCCCATTGGCCTTCAGGTGTTGCTTCCCATTTACACAATGGTTCAGCGGCATACAATACTGGGTCTTCAACATCACCTAATCGTAATCTAGCAAATAATCTATTATATTTTTTCGCCGGCTTTAAAACCTCGGAAGCGGAGAAATCTTGGGAAACGGAGCGAGTATGTTCCGTCTTGGTTTTGTGTAACGGCATCTGCTCTAACCTCTACTATTTGACCAATGATAGAATCGCGACTATTCCAAAAGTCGTCCCTATCAGAATCAGTGAAACCACTCCCAACATTAACAGCGATTTGCTTTCCGTCATCAACTCCTTCACAAACGAATGCGCCAAGTTTAGAAATATTCCTACCTGTTCCTTCTTCGACATGTTTTACCTCCAATGAAACCTCGATGAAAGGCTTCTGTTTTAGCCAAGATGTACTACGCTTACATTCATACTTGGCATCAGGATCTTTAATCATAATGCCTTCGTAGCCTTCTTCGACCATTTGTTTATTATAGTCTTTAAACTCAACTTCGTCTGTCATAACGTCTAGGTCAAACAGTTTCTGTGGTACAATACCAATACAACCTGTTTCCTCAAACAGCTTCTCAAAAGTCTTAAGTAATTCTGTTCTACGTTTTTGACCTAGTACACTTTTTCCTGCTTGAAACTCAGTTAAAGGAACAATATCAAACAGCATAAGTTTAGCATCTTGTGCTTGTACATTATCTTTACGATGTACCTGCTTCATAAGAGATTGAAAGTTGTCGCTTACGACTTCGCCATCGAGCACGTAAGACCGGCCAATATTATCAATATGATCTGTTAGTGCGTCTGTGATGTGTGTAAAGTTTTCAAGTACCTTACCATTACGTGTAAACTGTGTAACAGTTTTCTTTAGATGATCAACTACTGTGATACAACGAACACCATCTAGTTTAGGCTCTACAAGTTTCTTACCTGTAATCTTCGATTCGTGGTTGGCACCATCATGGGCCAGCATACATTCAAACACAGGAACCTTGTACTGGTCTTTTTTAATTTTCTTAGCCATCTTGTTAACAGTTTTTTCACTTACTCCACAACGTAGATCTTTAATAAGAATACGTCTGTAAAAACTATTCCATTGATCTTTAGTTGCTACTGCCATTGTTAACTCAATAGCGTCACGAGCCGCATGACCCGTAAGTTGTCTTGTGTGTAATTTTTCTGCTAGATCTTTAAACACAGTCCAAGCAAGACCTTGTCCATCCGCAGTTGCTTCTGGAACTTGCTTAACACCAAATGTGTATAACTTATCCAAACACATCTTAACGCCTTCAAAGAACTCATCAAGTCCTTCTTCCATAGCGCCATAAAGAATTTCTTCTTTATCAAGTCTACCGTTGTGTGTTTCTAATGCGTGAATAATTAATTCAGGTTGTGTTCTCATTGATGCCTCTGCTTTCTATGTGTGTTTATGCTATAATTATACTAAGGAAATACGATTTTGTCAACCATTTTATCCAAATCATTTTTGAATCTATGTGTTGGGACACAGGTACTAATTCGCCTATTTTCTACCGAATTTAACCGTTTTGATACTTCCCAACACTGGTCTATAGTTTCATAAAATACAACACTATCTAAAAATAGCACTATCAAGAATGCTTTAGTCATTCACAGAATGTGTATTATGATCTACAAGATCCTTTGGCTGGAAGTAATAAACCCATGCTTCAGCAAGAGTATCCCAATAATTAGTCAACTGTTCTTTGTTTCTTTGAACTTGCTGTTGACCTTCTGCCCAACTGTTTCTTTGAAACTCTTTTGTTTCGTTCCATTCTTTTTTAATAAAGTTGGTTACTCTATTGTTAACAGCTCTATCTTTTGCTGTTTCAATAGTATTAACAATTGGATTATCAATTGTTGTTTCTTTTGCCTCTACCTCGTAGTTGTGTACTATCGCAACAAGTACGAGTGCTACTACTATCATTGATATTTCTTTCATTGTTTGCCTTTCTCTGTTGTTAGTCTGTTTCTGAGTTTTCGTCTTGACTCAATATGTTTCCAATATCTAAATGGATGGTAGTTTTTATAGTAACCTTTTGGTTCCATTAATTTACTAGCATCATCTAGTTTCCTTATGTCTTGAATAAGAACAGTTGTGAATCCAGCATCCATTCCTTCCAATAACCACAAGCCTTTGTTACGAGCATTGAGTGAGCTGTTTATAGCATCTACTCCACCTTGAAGTTGTACATGATTTAATTGTTGTTCGTTGGAGTTCATTGTAACTACTACCATTTCATAGTCACCAGTCCAATTTTCACATTCTTCTGTAACTGCTGTCCAGAAGTCCCATAGCTCAGCATCTTTTACTTTTCTTAAATTAATCTTTTCTCTTTGAAGAGAACTCTTTGCGTAAGGACATATATTTTGTACATGAATAGCATTAATCCATTCGCTAAAGAATCTTTCAAAATGTGTATCTAATGGATCGTAACTTTTACTCATCATGTATCCTTTTTTGGCGCACCCGAAGAGATTCGAACTCCTGGCCTTTGGTTCCGCAAACCAATGCTCTATCCAGCTGAGCTACGGGTGCGTAATTATTACAGTATAACATTATTTTGGTTTTGTCAAGTTTAACATTTCCAAACATAAATTTTATCCTGTTTCTTTTTACCCGTTTGTTGCCCTAACTGTTGCTTTAAATCTTCTTCTTCATCGCATTCTTTTAGTCCGTGAGCGACAGCATCTTCATACATCTTAGGACTTATATTAAATGCTACATTACCGCCCGGCTGTATGTTATCAACACATTTTTGCCAAAGCGGAATAAAGAACTGTTCATAAAAAGCCTTATCACTTTGCCATGGTTCCATGTGTTCATACAATTCTAAATTAACATACGGTGGACTTGTTAATACAAAATCATAATTTAATTTAGAAAAGTCTACATCTAAAGCACTCTGCCAAATCATATCTAATTTAAATGTTTCTTCAGTTTCAAATAATCCATTACCAAAGTTTCTTTCAGCATCTAGAAACTGTATCATTTTGTCATAAGCAGGTTTCATATTAATGTTAGTGTCAATACCTGTATAGTCTATTCCTAAACTCCAAGCACCTAACATACGGCCTCCCCAACCTGCTGTAGGATCTAGTACACTTTTTGCTTTGTACTTTTTATATAGATACTTGGCAGTTGTACTCTTAAACATAACAATACTGCCTAGATTAATTCTAAAGCATTCATACACATTACCTGCGGCTGTTCTGCCACCTCGGTTACGCATTTTAGTTTGCTCTATAAGTTTGTCCCATTCAGTTTTATCGTTCCAAATATCATATACAGTCTTGCCTTTTTCACGCTTACAGTTTAGCAAGTTTTTAAATTGAAAGTGATATAGAAAAGGATTTCCAGAAAAGTTGTTTTCGTTAGACTCTGCCGTGAACTTGTTTAAGTTATCCAAGTCACGTTGTAGTTCTTCTGTTGTAATCAATTTATGATTTTCTATATCTTCAATTGTTACAGAATCTAAATGTAAGTTTACTGGTTTTAGATCGTCTGCCATATATTTTCTTTGTTCTTCAAACCCTGTATCATATTCTGTGGAGGTCCAGCAAATGTTCCTGTGTGATAACGTATGTGCCATTCTACTGTTGTAGGACTGCTTTCTGGCTTTGTTTTAATTTCGCATAGCAGGTCAAGTCCTGCTCCAAATGTGCCATCTTTGTTTGCGATATCAACTTGTATATTTTCTTTAACATCATTAATACTAGGTACATAGTACACTGATTTCTTTCCAAAGTCAACATAAAAATATGCCCTTTCTGTAAATCCGCCCAATTGGCTAAGTTTGTTCTTGTCTGTTGTTACAGTATCAACAAAAACGTCAATTAATTTGGGCTTAATTACAGCATACAAGTTGTCACGCTCTTGAACAAATTGGTCTTTATGCTGTTGATAAAAATCACCAAAAACCCTGTTAGCACGTTTGGCAATCTTCTTAACCATACCTTTTTGTGTCATAAAAATATTATGGAATAAGTTATCTTGATTAACTTTTACACTGCCTTTGCCATAACGCAATTCAAACTCGTCGTCGGCTGTGCGTTCGATAGCATACTTGCCTAGGTCATGTTCTTTGCGAGTAGGATCAGTCCAAACATCACCCACATTTGGAATAGAATTAACTACGCACTTTTTAACTGCTTTTATTAGTGTAGAAAACTCTACTGGTGCTAGATGTTCAAACAAATCACTTCCGTGTTCATTACCAATGTTAAGATCTTTTGTACCGAGATTAAAAAGATTTGGTGCTCCTGCTTTAACACTTACTCCGCCTAATGGATGTCCTACAAACAAAATGTCTGCTGGGCTGTCATTCTCATTATTGTTATCATCTGCTTGCCAGTCAAACACCGTAGGTAGTCCGTACCCGTTATCAATACAGTAAGAATTAATTCTTTCTATATATGCTTTTGCGTTATTAAAGTTAGCAACAAAGTCTCTAGTACCAGTTTCACAAGCAATAGGTATTGCTTTGCGAATGTCCACAATAGTCTTATCTGGATTTGATAGTTTTGTAAAATCCAAATAGTTCTCCGGAGGACGTTGATTGAAGTCTGATCCTATATCATCTTTTGCTATACAAGCAAATAGAATAGGTAGTTCTGTTACATACTTTGTTTGATTGCTCTTGCCACCCACGACATACTTCTCCTATACTTTATATGTCCAATAGTTTATCATAAGTCCTCTGCGGACTTTTGTAAAGTTTGTTTTTGGATAATGATGCCAAGTATCTTTACTAGGAACAAAAAACATACAGCGATTATCTTTTGTTTCTACTTGGTAATCATCTCCGAGCACTGTGCCTGGAAAAAGTTCTTCGTGATCTGTATACACCATAGCACTTAGTTTCTTTTCTAAATGGTCATGATGGGGTGTTAATTCAAAATCCCCAAAGTCACTTATAATTTCAATTCTAGGAAAAGTACCTTCAAAACTCTGCTTTGTTATGTGTTCAAAAAATACCCTGTAAGGACCATCAGCAATACTGTTTTGTAGTTCCCATAAATTGGGCATAGCCTCAACTGGAACATTATGTACAAAAAGTCTATCGCTGTTTATTCTGCGGCCTTCTTCTGTTTGTATACAACGATGCTCAATCGCTTTTATCTCTGTCAAACAATCTTCTGTTAAAAAATTATCTACAGTCCAATGTTGGAAAGGTGTGCTATACTCTTTCACTAAATCGTTAGACAATGTATCTTCTCCGGTAGATTTCTTACACTTTGTATTAATATAACATTAATGGACATAAAAGTCAAGTAGTTTTGGTAAAACTCAGATATACAAAAACAAAATGTATGTTACAATAATTAGTGTATATGTCAGATACTATTTTAATAACAGGCTCAAAAGGTTTTTTTGGACAGCAGTTGGTTAACAGGATCAAACCCACAGGATTTAAGATCCGTGAAGTAGACCTTGCCGATGGAAAAAACTATCGTAGTCTATCCGAAAAAGATTTAAAAGATGTACGTTATGTTGTACATCTAGCTAATTCTGCTAGGATAATGCCTAGTTGGAAAGAGCCTGCTCATTATTATACAAACAACCTAATAGATACAACAACCTTTTTTAATACTTGCCAAAACGCAGGAGTTGAGAAGTTCTTATACTTTAGTAGCAGTAGCGTCTATGGTAACAATGGTGAGGAATATCAAAGTGAAGATCACCTGTTGTGTCCGACTAACCCGTATGCTTTAAGCAAGATGTCTGCGGAACACAGTCTTAGAATGTTTGCTGATAAAACAAAGTTAATTATCGCTAGACCATTTACAATGTACGGAGAAACAATGCCTTTGGTAAACAATGCGTTGGTAGTTGGTAAGTTTATTCATGCTTATAAAAACAACAAGCCTCTTACTATAGATGGTAATGGTCAGCAAAAAAGAGATTTTATTTCAGTTGACGACGCAGTAGATTCTGTGTTATTATTACTAGAACTTGCTAATGAAGGCACCTATAACATAGGTACCGGAAAAAGTATTAGTATTTTAGATCTAGCAAATCTTTTTGATTGTCCTACTATGTTTGGACCGAATAGAAGAGGAGTAGAATATAACACTTGTGCTGACATTAGTAAGTTAAAGAAACTGGGTTTTGAACCCGCAACAGATTTAATGACGTGGATTCTTGAACACAAGAAAAATAATTTTGAGGAGTTAACATGCCACTAGTACCTATGGTGATTGAAAGTACATCACAAGGAGAAAGAGCTTTTGACATTTATAGTCGTTTGCTCAAAGAACGTATCATTATGCTTAACGGTCCAGTTGAGGACCACATGGCAAACCTAATTGTAGCACAGTTGCTATTTTTAGAAAGTGAAAATCCAGATAAAGATATTTCACTGTTTATCAATTCACCCGGCGGTAGTGTAACATCGGGTTTATCAATTTACGACACAATGCAGTTTATTAAACCAGATGTAAAAACATACGTTATGGGACAAGCGGCTAGCATGGGATCATTCTTAGCGATGGCTGGTTGTGAAGGTAAACGTTATGTACTACCCGAAAGTCGTACAATGATTCATCGTGTAAGTTCAGGCACACGTGGTACAGGCGGTAGCGTACATATCCAAGAACTTGAGATGGAAGATAACATTAGACATCTACAAGAATCTAAACGTATCAATCAAAGACTAACAGAGCTTTATGTTAAACACAACACTGCTGGAAAAACTTATGAGGAAATGTTTGAAACTATGAAGTTTGATACATTCTTGTCAGCACAAGAAGCAGTTGAATGGGGTTTAGCAGATAAAATTGTTGATAAGCGTTAAAGCCAATTTTCAATAGTTTGTTGACTACATGCCATTACAGCATGATCCCACTGAGTCTCAGTAGGTGTATTAAAGATCCAATCCATTGATGGTGATTTAAGTATTAACCAACTATGGGCAGGTGTCCAAGGACCTTGCCCTTTTAGTTCTCCCTCTAACTGTCCAGGTCCCCAATTAGAATGTCCAAAGAATGTTCTCCACTCACTAGGTTGACTTTCACCTAGTTGTTCGAACATAGAAGGATCAGAAGTAATCCCCATGTTCATGTTTACAATATTACTTCTCGGTTGACGGA